AATGCATTTATGCATTGACCTAAATGTGGCGACCAACCCGGAATTTGGTGTCCCGGGTCAGGTACCATTATACTCTAAGAGTATAACCGCTGTTCCACCAGGTGGCGACATCTGGAACTATGGAAGAGCTATAACCTATGATTAAGTCTCCCGTGGAGTTTGTGTTCACAAGTTATAGATTTGAAATGAAAAATATTCAAACAATAAAATTGTTATTGAAATCAATTTCACCAAATCACTATACATTGGGAACACGATATATTAGGGAAGTAGAGAGCATGAGAAGAGCTAGCGGTCTGGTATTCACTATAGCCTATTATAAAGCAGTTAAACTGCATATAACAAGGTATATAAGTGGATCCAAACTTAAAACTAATTCTTCTTTTGTTTCTCTAACAAAAGACTCATTTCCGACAAGAGTATTATACTTAAAAGAATTATGTGATAGCAAAAACTTAAATAATTTAAGATTTGTTTTCACATTGCTAGTTTATACTCGATCAATTATTCCAACAAAGGAAGAAATTGAAAAAGTTAAACCTAGCTATAATTCTATCACAGACCCCTATAAAGGTAGAAAGGGAAATATTATCCCAGACTATATTATAGATGAGTTTGTGACTAAGTATAATCTTGTTCAGCGAAGTAAATTTACCTTTGATAGTGATGACCATTACTTAAGTAATAAGTCATCACCATTTGGTAAAAGTACATTAACTGGTCCTTTTGGTTTATTTTCCAGTATCTTTACATACCAAAAACTTTTAGAAATATTCTTAAAAGTTATGGGTGAAAGAAATTACATGAGCCTTATTGGTAATTATATCAAATTATTGTATAAAGACCATAAGCTTATGCATCCTGGAAAAGTAAATCAAGGACAATTCGGAAAGATTTCTATTGTCAAAGACCCTGAGTTAAAATTAAGACCAATAGCTATGTTGGATTACTATAGCCAATTGGTGTTAAAGAAGGTTCATAATGAGATATTCGCGTTATTACGGCGAATTCCTCAAGATAGAACTTTCACTCAGGACCCTACATTCCAAGGTAAAACGCTGGGGCATAAGTTTTGATCGTTAGATCTAACTGCTGCCACAGATCGTTTCCCTATATCACTACAAGAGAGGTTATTAAAGAAGATCTTCATAAAAGATCCTGATTTAATAACAATGTGAAATAGTCTATTGACTGACCGGGGTTTTACAACCCCTGAAGGAAATATTGTAAAATATTCCGTAGGTCAACCAATGGGGGCATACTCGTCATGAGCAGCCTTTACTATAACACACCACTTAGTCGTTTATTGAGCTGCTAAATTATCTAAACAAGATAACTTTGACAGATATATACTACTAGGAGATGATATTGTCATAAACAATGATCATGTCGCTAGAAAGTATATCTCAATAATGACGAGACTGGGAGTAGATATCTCAAAGCATAAAACTCATATAAGTAGAAATACTTATGAGTTTGCCAAGAGATGATTCTACAAACGGTCGGAGGTTACAGGAATTCCAATGCGTGGAATACTCGGTAATTTAGATAAGTGATCAATTGTTTTTCAACAACTTTTCACTTACTATCACCGAGTTCCCGCATTATTCCAAACATCTCTGGTGGAATTAGCTTTCTCGATCTTCAAAGAGAACAATAATCTAAGAAAAAGACAATTGCCTAATTCAAAGATTAGAGTTCTAGTTGAAGATCTTAATTTTGTATTAAGATACATCCATAAACTTGCTACTCCGGATGAAACAAGATGTTTCCTAGTCCGGAAATTAGTTAAGTTTGAGGATTATATATTAATACCAAATAATGAACTAATTCCTCTCTTTATGAGAAGGTTCTTGGAAATAGGATTAAGAACTATGGCTGAAAAATCAGGTAACTCTTTAATGAAATACTTTGATGAGTTCATGATGAACTTCTCGAATATTCCAAATAAGAGCGACCTTCAATTTCATCCTATAGTTCACGGGCTAGCAAATAAGGCTAAAGCCATGGCAAATCGTTTAAGAACGATAAGTCAAGACAAAAACCTTGATTTGATAGACGCTATGAATGATATGAGGTTAGATGAACCAGATAAACTGGTTGAGTCTGTTCGGAATTCATCCGTCCAGATCGCTCATCTAAACAAAATATTCAATCACAGCTTCTCCTATCTTACCATTTTAAATGATAATAACTACCCCAACTTAGTTGGATCGTTATATTCACTTGAAATAAGTAATATAGAAGAACCGTTACAATCCTATTATAT